GCGAGAAGCCGACAGATGAGATTGCTTTGATAGTATACGATGGAATACCGTCTACATACATGATGAATCTATTCTGTACTTTCGGTTCGAAAGCTGTAAAGAAAATTTCGTTGGGATCTAATACTGCCATTTTGCGTTATATTAATTTTGTTCTATTATAAATATTCAATTTTTAAACTCTTATGCTGGGAAAGTAGCTCCAGTAGGAAGAACGTTGAAATCTAACAGAATAAATTCAGCGGTCTTAGTTGGTTGTAGATAAATCTGACCAATCAACTGGTTTCTATCAATCACATCAGCTGTGTTGTTTGTATCATCCATAATTACTTTGAACGCGTACAAACCTTGACGTTGTTGTACTGATTCTAAGTATGGGTTAACTTGGCTTAAGAAAGCATTTCTAGTAGCAATAGTATTTTGTTCGAATACTAAGTTATCTGATACTTGAGAAATATAAGACTTAAGGGCAATTAACAATCTTCTAACATTTACACGATCAAGAGCAGAAGCTTTTTTCTGTAATGTTTTCTGACCAAATACTACTGTCCCAGCTCCAGGGAATGAAGCGATTGGGTTTACTTTTCCTTGATATAATACATCTCTGTTAGCTTGAGATAATTTTCTTTCAGGACGTACTACTGTAGCTAATCCACCTCTATTTAAACCAGCTGGTGCGAACCAAGCTTCACCTACTTTATCATTGTAAGCATAAACTCCAGGGATCATTGTTGAAGCAGGAACCCATACTAAGTTACCTGAATCTGGATCTGTGGTTTGTAACCAAGGAGCATAAGTAGCAGCGTAGCTTGAGTTATAAGAAGCAGCATTACCTGTCATAGTAGCTAATGTAGCACCATAAACCGCAGGATCTACAACAGCGATCGCATCACCTCTTTCTTGAACCATGTTGATCAATGAAGTAATAACTGAAGTAGCTTGACCAATAATTAAACCAGGAGCTGTAACTACATTAAAGCTATATTCATCTTGGTTACCTAGTAAACTAATAGATTGAGTATAATCTGAAGCATTAACACCTTGTAATCTAACAGCACCTGTAAGACTTTGATTATATAAATCACTTCCGTGAATAATAGTACCAGTAGCATTCTCAAACGAACCACTACCTACTGCTGGTAATGAACCTGTGTAAATATCTTTAGCATTACCATTGTTGTCAAAATAATCAGGAGTATTGGTTACAGCAGAAACGTATACATATCTTGATTTAGCAGGATAAGTACCTACAGTTTTAACATAAGGGGTTGTATCTGATGTATCAACAGTATTGTATGAGTCACCAATTACTTTAGAGACATAATTACTAGCTTTAGGATCAAGTGATAAGTTAGCCCAAGTTTCTAATACTACTTTTTCATTTGTAGTATCATTACCTCTTCTAATTAACAAATCAAATGTACCTGATGATGTATCATAAGATGAAATTTCCCATCTTAAATTATCTGCTGAACCGCTTTCTAAAGCACCATCAGTTTCAGAACCTGAACTGTTCATGATAGTACCTTCACCAAATGTTTTAAGAACAAATGAAGTTACATCATCATCACTACCTGTAATTGTAGTTGATGTTGCTGATGTAAATGAACCACTTGCTACTCTGGTTACTAATAATGAGGTACCTCCGTTAGTAAAATAATTATAAGCAGAAACTGATGTTAAGAATGATTTAACTTCACTTCCGCTTAAAAAAGTAGTACCGAATTTGTTTGCGTATTCACTGTAAGAAGTAACTAATGTAGGGATACCAACAGGACCTTTTACAGTAGGACCGAGAATAGCGGCACCGGCTTGTACGGGTTGGGCTGTGATAGCTGACAAGTCATTCTCTCTAGCTAATACTCCAGGTGATAATAATGTTTCTGCCATTTTAATTTAGGTTATATTTTGTTATAAATATTACAAGTTTCTTTAAAAGTCGTTTCTAAATAAAGAAACAATATCTTTTTAATTGGATTTTTCTTATAATAAATATTGTAACCTCTATCAAAAACGCAGAATATTTTTTAATGCTTCAAATACCATTTCAGGGGTAATAGATTTAGTACATTCAAAATGTCTATCAGTATCTTTATGGTCAGGGCACCATTCCCAATCACCAGGATTTAACCATTCACGATTAAAACATCCTGTACAAAATCCTTTAGGTGTAGAAACACGCTCACAATCTTCAAATTCAGTATAACTTTCACTAAATCCTGAGATTAAAGTAACAGGAGTACCAATCCCCCATGCTAACCATGATAAACCACTACCAACACCTATAAATGCTTCAGCATGTTTAATTTGGTTCATTCTAACTTCGATAGAATAATCACCTGTTTCATTGATTACATTTTGTAAAGGTCCTCCTAATTTAGAATCATGCCATTCATCATTTAAAGCTTCATGGGTAATCATCATTACCTTATAACCCTTTTCATTTAATGTATCAATTACTTTTTGCCAACCACCTGGATAGTTCCAATATTTGGCATGAGCTGAAGCATGGGGGGCAATTACTACATATTTTTCTTCAATAGGGCGTCCTGTGTCTTTAAAATTAATTTTTGGTTTTACCTCTTTATAATTTAAACCTAACATATCTGTTGCGGTTGCCTGTAATGGGAGTGGTTTAAAATCACGTGGTGCCCTTTCTGGGTTGAAAGTTTTGTCTTCATTATAAAACCATCCAACCCCATACATTGCATACAAATCATGTACCTCGTCTCCAGGTTTTACAAATTCTAATTCAGGGTATAAATCTTCAAACCAAGTATTTTTGAATGTAGAAATAATTACTTGACATTTATGTTGTTTTTGGAATTCTAAAGCATATGGGAACCACGCTAATGTATCTCCAATAGCATCTGAATCTAAATGAATATAAACTCTTTTACCTTCGGCATTATAATCATGTTCAAACACTAATTCATTAGTTTTAGTATCATAAACCCTAACATTCCAATCTGTAAAATATTTTCGATTAGTACGAGTCCACATACCATTAGTAATAATGGTATTATGAATAATTTGATTCGTTTTTTTATCAGTCATAATAACCCTATACTCTCTTTTTTGGTTACCTATAACTTCAAAAAATGCTCCCTCAATAAAGTTTACTCTGTATACATTATTAGGTTCTTTAACTGGTAATCTAAGGTTAGATAAAGTATTGTATTCGTGTATTAATTCTTCTCTCATAATACTTGATTGTAAATATCCATTAAATCTTTTGTTCTATTTTCCCAACTAAAATCTTTACCAGTTCGGATTGCTAATCTAACATACTCGTCCCAATTTTCTTTAATGTTTTGTAACCCATCATTCATACGATAGATGTTACGAGGGGCTCTCCACATTCCAAAAAAGTCAGTTTCTTCTTCAATCCAACCAATAATAGGTAAACCACAAGCAGCTGCCTCTAATAATGTAAGATTAGGATGTCCTGCTTCTAATTCTGAGGGGTGAAGGAAAATATCATGTTTCCAATAAATTTCTCTTAATTGAGTATTAGTAGGTTCCCAAATAAATTCTAATTTAGGATAATTTAATACCCACAAATTATCGTTTACCCAATTTTCATTATTACGTGGGCCCACAATAGTAATAGGTAAATTGTTCATTACAGCTAATCCTACACCATAAACAAACCCTTTTCTATCATGTCCATTTTTGCCCCCCATACCATTATTTGCTAGCATAAGTAATTTTGGCTCTTTAGGTAAAGGTTTACTATAATTTTGAGGATAAAATTCTTTTGTATTTACCCCATGAGGGAAATAAACACATTTTGGATGATCAAAATAATCTACTAACCATTTAGCAGGCATAAGTGAAATTAAAGAACCTTCAATTGCCTCTAAATTTTGTTGATATACCTGAGATTCTTTCCCATAGTACATTACATGATGATCGTGTAATTGGTACACATATGGAATGCCTCTTCCTTTTAAATCTAAAGCTAAGTTAGCTACATGACAATGGACAATATCAAAGTCACCAGGTTGAATATGGCCTGATAATTTATGGGTTGAAGAATGACCTAGGTTTCTTTGGTTAACTTCAAATTCCCAAATAATTTTTTCGATAGCACCCCAATCCTTAGGGGGAATATCTAAACCGCAAGCGGGATCTACGTGGCAAATTCTCATATTGTAGCGTAAATTTCAGGACTATTTTCGTCCATACCTTTAAATTCTTGTTCAATAATACTAAATCCTGGAAGGTGTTTAGTGTAAATTTTTTCTGCTGTACCTACTTTTAGTTGAGCAACATTACATACCCACATATCAAAAGCATCCCATTTAGTATTTTTAATCTTATCTTGAATATATG